TGTGAATAGCTTATCTCAGATACATCAAGGCCATCGTCGCGAGAGCGGATTTGTTGCTCTTGGTCGCCTTCGTCTCAAGGAGTTCAGCGTAGTAGGTTCAGCGTCTGCCGGTACGCTTGTTGTGTTTGACACGGATACCGCACCAGAAACTGGCACTTACGCTCAATCTGGAACAACGGTCACCGTGACTGATACAGGCCACGGTCTTTCTACTGGCGATGTTGTTGGAATTAACTTTGCGGCGGGCACAGGTGGAACCGCACAGCCGGGTAACTACGAGATCACAGTTACAGGCGACAATACTTTCACGGTCACCATGCTGAACTCTGACACAATAACGGGAACACCGGCATGTCAGTATGTTTCAAGTAGCGGCGCCAACCAAAAGTCACCGAAGCGTTGGATAATGTCCAAACACACTTCTGCGGCAGACACCTACACCAATGTCTTTCAAGTTCCAAATAGTGGCTTTGTTGCTAAGAATGGGGTGTATTTCTTGATGACAAACCTCACTGAGGCAGACGTATTTTACGAGGTGTGACTTGCGGATTTACTACAAGAATGGCGGCAAAACCGAATCTCGTGTAAATGAGGCCGGCAATTACACCAAGCCGACCATGCGTAAGCGTTTGTTCAACAAGATAAAGTCTGGGGGAAGAGGCGGCAAGCCGGGGCAGTGGTCTGCAAGAAAAGCGCAGATGCTCGCCAAGCAGTACAAGGATGCTGGCGGAGGCTACAGGGACTGATGGCAGTCAAAAAGCCTCAGAAGTCACTCAAGAAGTGGACACAGCAAAAGTGGCGAACGAAGTCCGGCAAGCCAAGCACTCAAGGGCCGAAAGCTACGGGAGAGCGGTATCTGCCTGAGAAGGCCATTAAGTCTCTTTCTGCTAGCGAGTACGCCGCCACCACAAAGAAAAAACGGGCTGATACGAAGAAGGGCAAACAGCACTCAAGCCAGCCAAAGAAGGTCGCCAAGAAGACAGCACAGCATAGGAAGTAGGCATGAGGTATTACAGGAAAGGGGGCAGAGTCGACAAAGGCTCGATGGCCTGTAACAAGCCAAAAAGAACACCCAATCACCCCAAGAAGTCACATGTAGTAAAGGCATGTGAGGGTGGCAAAGAAAAGATTATTCGCTTTGGTGAGCAGGGGGCTAGCACCGCCGGAAAGCCAAAGAAGGGCGAAAGCGAAAGAATGAAGGCCAAGCGCAAGTCATTCAAGGCCCGTCACCGAAGAAATATCAAAAAAGGAAAAATGTCTGCGGCCTACTGGGCAGATAAGGTCAAGTGGTAATGGAGCCGCAGAAGCTGAATGACGGGACAGAGGTCACAATCCCGTTGAGAAATTTGGTGACCATTGTTATCGCGGTAGTTTTGGCTACCTCGGCCTATTTTAGCACCCAGTCCAGAATACAGGCTATTGAACAAGAGATGGCCAAAACGGCGATTGTCAGGGACATGAATACCGAGTTCCGCATTCGATGGCCTCGCGGTGAGTTAGGCGCACTGCCAGCAGACGCCCGTCAGGACATGCTGATAGAGGGTCTCGAGAGAAAGATCGAAGAGGTTAGTCAGGCGCCAAGCCGCGCCCAGCCGGACGTTGATCGTCTTAGCGTCAGGTTTGAGGCTTGGACAGAGCGTGTAGCCAGACTGGAGGAGTCTTTCGAGAAGGACAAGGGGTCTGCCGAGTGATAACCCTCTATCGTGTAGTCTGGGAGGACGCACATGGAGGATCAAACATGGGCTGGCGACCACTCTCCGACTTGATGGAGAGGGATGTTGTCACCGTCATATCCTGCGGTGCGATACTGCACGAGGATGATGAGAAAATAATTATATGTCCACATATGATTGTTTCTGATGATGGCGAGATAGAGGAAGGAGATGCGGAGATCTCTATTCCGAGAAGCTGGGTCAGGAGTATGATGAAGCTGGCAACATTCCCGCCGGGAGATTAGGTTATGGTGATTAGTCGAGCACAGGCTGGAAAGCAGACCAAGAACGCGCCCAGCTCCAAGGTCAAAAAGGTCATGAAGGAATTTAAGTCCGGCAAGCTGAAATCTGGCGGGTCTGGCAAAAAGGTCACAAACAAGAAGCAGGCGATAGCGATTGCCTTGTCTGAGGCTGGCGTCAGCAAAAAGAAGGGTAGGAAGAAATCGTAATGGCGACTAGCGGGACTTACAGCTTTACTCTTGATTTGTCAGACATAATCGAGGAGGCATTTGAACGTGCTGGGCTTGAGCTTAGAAGCGGGTATGACTACAAGACTGCTCGTCGTAGCCTTGATTTGCTTATGCTTGAGTGGCAAAACCGGGGTCTTAATCTCTGGACGGTACGGGATGCGACGCTCTCTCTTGTTGCCGGAACGTCATCTTATGACCTGACGGGAGAAAAGCTGGATATCGTAGAGGGGCTACTCAGGACGGATGCTGGAGACTCCTCGAAGCAGTCAGACCTGACCATGCAGAGAATCTCGGTTAGCCAGGATGCCCAACAGACTAACAAGTTAACACAAGGAAGGCCATTGCAGTTCTACGTGGAACGCAAGCCAGCGAATATCACTTTGCACTTCTGGCCTGTGCCAGACGCCACAACAAGCTACACCTTTGCTTACTACTATATGGAGCGAGTTGAGGATAGCGGAAAACCGGCGTCGAACACCATGGATGTGCCGGCAAGGTATCTTCCCTGCTTGGTCGCAGGACTTGCGTATCAGATTGCCAGCAAAAGACCAGAGTCGATGCAGATAGCGCCAATGCTCAAGCAGGCTTACGATGAGCAGTGGATGCTCGCGTCAGATGCGGCGAGAGAGAAGGCATCGCTCTATGTTGCGCCGGGAGGCTACAACAACCTATGAGCAGTTATGCGAAGGGTAGCAAGGCTTTTGGCTTTTGCGACAGGACTGGATTTAGATACCCCCTGAGAGACCTTGTTCGCCAGATTGAAGATGGCCGATGGAACGGGCTTCTTGTTGGAAGAGACGTTGTGGATCAGGATCAGCCACAGCTAAAACTAGGAGACGTTAATGCGAGCGACCCACAAGCTCTGCGGTTTCCGAGGCCCGACAAAGACCTTACTGAAAGTAGGGCTTTATTTGCGTGGAATCCTGTGGGCGGCGGTAATACTGCTTTGGGTAGTAGCACTGTTGGCCTCGACACGGAAGGCCTGGTTGGGCGCGTAACGGTAGAGACTAGCTAATGGCATTCACTTACACGACATTGAAGCAGGCGATTCAGGACTATTGCGAGTCGAACGAAACCAGCTTCGTTAATAACCTGCCAACCATTATCCAGCAGGCAGAAGACAAGATCCTGAAGAGCGTACAGATTCCAGACTTTCGGAAGAACGTCTCAGGAACGATTGCATCAGGCAATCAGTATCTAATCATGCCGTCCGACTTTCTTACGCCATATTCGCTGGCTGTAGATAACAGCGGCTACGATTATCTCATGTTCAAGGACGTGAATTTCATTCGTCAGGCGTACCCAAGCTCGTCAACTCAGGGCGCCCCAAAATACTACGGCTTATTTAGCAGTCAGTATTTTATATTGGGACCAACACCTGACGCAGATTATGCGGTTGAACTGCACTACTTCCACAGCCCGGAATCCATCACGGAGTCGGCAGACGGCACGAGCTGGCTAGGAACAAACGCGGCTTCAACCCTTTTGTATGGATCTCTTGTTGAGGCTTATACTTATCTCAAGGGAGACCCAGACCTGATGCAACTGTACGTTCAGCGGTATCAGGAGGCTCTGGCCAAGCTGGAAGTTCTCGGTGAAGGCTATAGCACCACTGATAGCTATCGAGGCGGTGAGGTAAGGAAGCCTAGAGACTAATGTTTGATAGTGGAAGTTCTGAAGTAGGCAGTGTTTTCGTTCAAACCACCTCTGGACGGGGCTTTACCCCAGAAGAGGTGGCCGAGCGCTGTTTAAACAAGATCATCGCCGTCTCGGAGGACGCTAACCCCGTGATCCGAGAGCAAGCCGATGCATTTAAAAACCAGCTCCGCGCAGTCCTTGTCTTCTACATGAAGCAGGCCATAAGTAGCGACCGGACAACTGTTTATAACGCACTGCTTTCCGCAGGGCAAAAAGACCTAGCCGAGACCATCAGGAGACTTTGATATGGCTTTCACAGGTAACTATATGTGCACCTCGTTCAAGCAACAGCTTTTGCAAGGACAGCACAACTTTACGAACTCAACTGGCCACACATTCAAGCTGGCTCTGTATACCAACAGCGCTTCGTTTGACGCCTCAACAACCGACTATACGGCGACTAATGAGTCGTCTGGAACCGGTTATTCTGCTGGCGGTGGCACCCTAACCAACGTCACGCCAAGCACATCCGGCACCACGGCACTAACCGACTTTGATGACCTGACGTTCTCGTCTTCATCTATTACTGCGCGTGGCGCACTGATATACAACTCAACAACCGGTGGCAACTCAAGCACAACCGACTCAGTTGTTGTTTTGGATTTCGGATCTGATAAGACATCCAGCGCCGGTGACTTCACTATCGTTTTCCCGACTGCTGACGCCTCTAACGCTATTATTCGGATTGCATAATCATGGCTCTTGTTGTTGCTGATCGCGTAAAGGAGGAAACGTCCTCCACGGGCACAGGCGCAATCACTCTAGGTGGTGCGGCTGATAACTTTGTCACATTTTCTTCGGAGCTTTCTGATGGGGACACGACTTACTATGCCATAGTTGATAGCAACAACAACGCATATGAAGTCGGGATAGGAACGTATACGAGCGGCACCAATAGCCTGTCTCGCGATACAATCCTCGAAAGCTCGAACGCAGGCTCTGTTGTTAACTTGTCATCCGGATCAAAGGATGTGTTTATCACATATCCGGCGAGCAAGGCCGTCTATCTTGACTCGAACTCCAAGATTGCCGGCA